CTTAACTTTTCTTGAAGGTAATATAATTAAATATGTTACAAGACATAGAAGAAAAGGTGAAGGCAAAAAAGATATTGAGAAAGTAATACACTATGCAGAAATGATTTTAGAAATGGAGTACAAGAATGAATAACTACTTACCAACCGAATACCAAAGTTTTATACATCTATCTAGATATTCTAGATGGTTACCTGATGAAGGTAGAAGAGAGACATGGATTGAAACAGTAACACGACTAACAAACTTTATGCAGTATCATTTAAAGAAAAATTTAAATGTAGAAATAGAAAGTGAAACATGGAGAAAGATAGAAGATTATATTACTGGACTTTCTGTGATGCCTTCTATGAGAGCATTGATGACTGCAGGCACAGCACTAGAAAGAGAAAACATTGCTGGATATAATTGTTCTTATATTCCTATTGATAATCCAAAAGCATTTGATGAAATACTTTATATCTTAATGAATGGTACAGGTGTAGGTTTTTCTGTTGAGAGAGAAAATGTAAACAAACTTCCTACTATACCAGACAGAGAATTTGAAAAGACAGATGATGTTGTAGCTGTTGCTGATTCTAAAGAAGGATGGGCAAGAGGATTTAAAGATTTAATATCTTATCTATATACAAATAGAATACCAAAAATAGATGTGAATAAAATAAGACCTGCTGGACAAAGATTAAAAACATTTGGTGGTAGAGCTAGTGGGCCTCAACCTTTAATTAATTTATTTGATTTTGTTATTGAAAAGTTTAAAGGTGCTAGAGGTAGAAAATTAAACACTATGGAGTGTCACGATATTGCGTGTAAGACTGGTGAAGTTGTTGTTGTAGGTGGTGTGCGTAGGTCTGCTCTTATATCTTTGAGTAATTTATCAGACCAAAGATTAAGAGTTGCAAAGTCTGGTGCCTGGTGGGATACAAATCCTGAAAGAGCACTAGCAAATAACTCTGTTGTATATACTGAAAAGCCTGATGCAGGTATTTTTATGAAGGAGTGGTTGGCCTTATATGAAAGTAAGTCTGGCGAAAGAGGTATATTCAACAGAGTATCAGCACAAGAAAAAGCTAGAGAAAATGGTAGACGTAATGGTGACCATCCTTTTGGTACTAATCCTTGTAGTGAAATAATATTAAGACCTAATCAGTTTTGTAATCTTACAGAGGTAGTTGTAAGACCTATGGATACTGAAGCTACACTACATGATAAAATAGAAGTGGCTACAATACTAGGAACAATACAAGCTACACTTACAGACTTTGGATATCTAAGAAAGAGATGGCAACAGAACACAGAAGAGGAAAGATTATTAGGTGTATCTCTTACAGGTATTATGGATAATTCTATTATTAATAGACAAAGAGCAAAGCTACCAGAGATATTACAAAGTATGAGAAACAAAGCTGTAATAACTAATGAAGAGTGGTCAAAGAAGTTAGGTATACCACAATCCACAGCTATTACATGTGTCAAACCTTCTGGTACAGTTAGTCAATTAGTTGACTCTGCTAGTGGTATTCATGCTAGACATAATCCTTATTATATTCGTACAGTTAGAGGTGATAATAAAGACCCACTAACAGAGTTTATGAAAGAACAAGGTATACCAAATGAACCAGATGTAATGAAGCCTGACCATACTACAGTGTTTTCTTTTCCTATGAGTTGTTCTGATACTGCTGTGTATAGAAATGATATGGCAGCAATCGAGCAGTTAGAAATATGGAAGTGTTATGCACAGCATTGGTGTGAACATAAACCATCTGTAACTATATCTGTAAAAGAAAATGAGTGGGTGAATGTAGGTAATTGGTGTTGGGATAATTTTGATTATCTTTCTGGTGTATCTTTCTTACCTTTTTCAGACCATACATATCAGCAAGCACCTTATCAAGATATAGATAAAGAGCAGTATACTTCTTTACAATCTAAGATGCCTGAAAAAATTGATTGGACTAAACTACAGGACTTTGAAAAAGAAGATAACACAAGAGGTTCACAAGAGTTGGCATGTACTGCAGGCTCATGTGAGTTAGTAGATATTTAATTTTTTTGTTGCATTACATTTAAAAATATGATATAATAGTATTATTATGAGAAGAGCAACAATAGGTGCAGGAAAGAAACTACAAAATTTTTTTAAGAAAGTTACTTCTATAGGTAAATCTATTAGAAGCAGACCAAAGAATAAACATAAACGTAGAAATTTTAAAAAATATAGAGGGCAAGGTAAATGAAAATATTATTAATATTACTGGTTAGTTTACTAACTATTCAAATAAAAGCAGATTCATGGTTTGATTCTGTTGGGTACAGATATTATCATGATATGGATAATGAACGATATGGTTCTAAGTTCAGAAGTTATGCTACAAAAAAATTATCTAACAACGATAGATTAAAAGTAGCATATGAAAGAAAAAGAGGTGGCAGAGGTTATGAGTCTGGCACTTGGTTTATAGATTACGAATGGAAGTTTTAACATGAATACAAAAATTAGAAATGATATGGATACAGTATACATAGGTTATGACCCTAGAGAACATGCAGCCTATGAAGTTTTAAAGTTCTCTATAGAAATAAGAGCTAAGAATCCTGTAAGAATTGTGCCTCTAAAAAAAGATGCATTAATTAAAAATGGAATGTTTAGAAGAAAGTCAAACAGTATAGGTAATCAACAGTATGATGAGATAGATGGCAGACCTTTCTCTACTGATTTTAGTTTTACTAGATTTCTTGTGCCGCATCTAAGTTTATATACAGGTTTATCTTTGTATATGGATTGTGATATGTATTGTTACGGAGATATCACAGAATTATT